CGGTGGAGAGCGGCAACATCTGGACCATCATCAGCCGCGAGACCCAGGCGGTGTTCATCGGCTGGGTGCGCTGCCCGCACTGCCTGGAGTACCAGGTGATGGAGTTCTCGCAGGAGAGCTGGTGGTGGCCGCACGACGAGGAGGGCCACTCCGTCGACCGCAAGGAGATCCTGGCCCGCAAGCTGGCCCGCTATGTCTGCCGGCTGTGCGCGGCAGAGTGGACCGACCACGACCGCAACCAGGCGATCCAGCACATCGTGTTCCGGCATGTGCCGGACCTGCGGATGCTGACCGGCGAGGTGGCGATGGCCGAGGGCGAGGAGATGCGGCGCTACATGCGGCAGCACCGGCCGGCGTCCATCGGCTTTATTTTGCCGTCGTGGATCTCCTACCAGGTGAGCCTGTCCGAGGTGGCCCACGATTTCCTGCGGGCGCAGGACAAGGAGCTGGCGCCGGAGGACCGGTTCAAGGCGTATCAGGATTTCCAGAACAAGCACCGGGCACTGCCGTGGCGGGTGGAGCAGCACAGCCGGCCGGTGTCGGCCATCCTCGCACTGAAAGACGACCGGCCAGCCGGGCTGGTGCCGGGCGACGGCCGGGTGGCCGGGCTGGTGGCCGGGGTCGATACCCAGGACAATGGGTGGTATTTTGACATCTGGGCCATTGGCTGGGGGTTCACCCGGGAGATGTGGCGGGTGTATGGCGGGTTCGTGGACTCGACCACGGCCCTGGACAAGGTGCTGTTCTCGGATTCGTACCGGGACTCGGCCGGGCTCTACTACCCGGTGCACACCGCGGTGATCGACTCCGGCGGCCACCGCACCGACGACGTCTACGACTACGCCCGGGCGCGCCAGGGCCGGGTGATTGCCTACAAGGGGGCCTCGGGCCGGCGCAACACGCCGCTGACCTGGTCAAAGGTGGACACCTACCCGGGAACGTCGCGGGCCATCCCCGGAGGCCTGCGGCTGCTGATCGCCGACTCCGGCCATTACAAAGACAGGCTGTCGGCCAAGCTCAAAGTTGCTCCCGAGGATCCCGGGGCACTGCACCTGCACGGCGAGACCGACGAGGAGTACGCGGCCCACTACTGCGCCGAGTACCTGGATAAGAACAACAACTGGGTTTGCAAGCCAGGGCGGCCAAACCATTACTGGGACTGCACGGTGATGGCGATTGTCTCCGCCTCTGTGCTGCGGATCGAGACCTGGAACAAGGGAGGATGATGATGCAGCTCAAGCCGGCGGCAATGGCCCTGGTGGTGCAGTACGTGTCCGCGGCCCAGGGCGGGGTCGATTACTCTCCGCGCTACGGGGCGCGCTGCCCGGCCTGCGGCAAGCGAACCAAGATTTACCGCACCATGCCCTGGGACGGCCACCTGCGGGTGCGATATCACAAGTGCGAGCACCAGGGCTGCATTGTCAATGCCCTGGGGACCAGCATCAAGTCGATCGAGGTGGATCGGGGTTAGAAAAGTTGGCAGTTTGCAGTTGGCTGTCGGCAGTTGTATAATTTGACAGGAGGGATGAATGATTACAAAAACGCATGAATTGGCCCAGGTGCTGTTGGCCCTCCCTGACCAGGAGGTTTTTGTTGATGGCCGGCATGATCATGGTATTGTCCGCCTGGAAGTCCAGGAGACAACTGTAAAAAAAACAGGAGAGAATTTCGTCGGCGAGGTTCTCAGGGTCTGGGAGGAAAGCCACGACGGCATCAAAGCCGTTGTTTTGCGCAAGACCAGTGAGGAGGGATGATGGAAATTTACAAATACAGGTATATGCCAGGTCATGGTTATTTGGTTTACCGTGATATATTCGATCATGATAAATGTACTATTGAAGAAGGAGCAATAGTCCATAAAGAGGCAACTTTTGTTGATGAGCAAGATGCTCTTGTATTTTGTTCATTAAAAAACGATCAGATAAAAGGGTATAGACCTCAAATTCCATGGGATTATATAGCATTTATCGTGAAATGGACGATTGAGAACACAAAGCATCTCGATACTAATGACAAGTATCTTGTCGAAAAGGAGATTGATAGGTGTTTGGATGCGCTGAATGAATGGAGAATGAAATGAAAAAATATGCGTTGTTTTATGCGCCTGTATTTAAAGCGAAATGCGGTTGGAGGGATTTCAAGGGGTGGTATGACGACGCGGAAAAAGCCGCCAGTGATATTCCATCAGACCAAGCGTATTGGTGGCAAGTTATTGATACAGATGGATGGAAGGTAATAGCTGAAAGCTATAATCAAAAATGGATAGACGAGGTTGACAAGAGATAATGCGAAAAAGATTAAGGAAAAAGCTGGAGAAGAAACGAAAACCGTTGCGGTGGGCGACAGGTAAAGTTTCAATGAAAATTTCATCCGACAGTGTTGGTGATTTTAAGGAATTATCTATCTGGCCGGTTAATTTTAGGATTAAGGAGGGATGAGAGTGACTGTCTGATTGCTGCCTGACAACTGCCGACTCAATACCAGGTATTCTCCTGGTATTACCACTCATAGCAATATACTACCTGTAGTACCACTACCCTTTTTTTTCATGTAAAAACACCATACTCTGTCCTTGTAACGTGATTGATTTTCCGTTGACGGGGGAGAGCGTATGGCGACCATTGCGGAGCTGCAGGAGCGGCTGCTGCTTTACAAGACCACCGAGCAGAAAATTCTTGAGGGCAACCAGTCGTGGACCGCCGGCGGGATCACCTACAGCCGGGCCTCGCTGGGCCGGGTGCAGGAGCTGATCCGGGAGCTGGAGGCCCGGCTGGAGATGGCCCAGGCTGCAGCCGGCACCGGGGCGCCGTCGCACTCCACGGCGGTGTTCGGGGGGCTGCGGCGATGAAGCTGTACGACACCTGGACGGCGGTGGTGGCCGGGGCGCTGGCCCTGGGATCGCCACGACGGGCCGCCAACTACCGGCAGCACCGCGAGCTGTACCGGGCCTACGCGGCCGGCGAGCTGACAGGCAACAACATGCGCTACCGGCCGCGCAGCCGATCCGGCGAGGCGGACAACCGCCGGGCCGCCAAGTGGCTGACGGCCAGGGTGCGCGAGCAGGCGGCCAACAACTCCTATATCTCCGGCGGCATCGAGCGGATCTGCAACAACGTCATCCGCCGCGGCATCCGGCCGCAGTTCCGTTTTGCCCGGGCCGGCAAGCAGGACAAGGAGCGCAACGACTGGTGGGAGGGATCGTTTGCCCGCTGGGCGCGCGTCGCCGACCTGACCGGCCATGACTCCTATTGGTCCCTGCAGAAGCTCGGTTTGCGCCATCTATGGATCGACGGACAGTACCTGATCCATCGCACCTTTGACGATACCGTCCCCGGGGTCTGCCCGCTGCGCCTGGAGCTGCTGGAGATGGACATGCTCGACCAGCTGGTCGACGGCGTGCTGGCCAACGGCAACATCGCCCGGCGCGGCATCGAGTACGATCCGGCTAAAGGCCGGCCCATCGCTTATCATATCCTGACCCATCATCCCGGCGACTACCTGCCGGGCGCAAGCACCGCAAAGTCCGTGCGCTACCTGGCCGAGGACATCATCCATGTCTGGGACCGGCGGCGCATCTCGCAGTATTCCGGCATTTCCTGGCTGGCGGCCGTGGTCCTGGAGGCCTACGACATGGCCGAGTATCGCAATTTCGAGCGCCAGGGGGCCAAGACCGCCGCGGCGTTCGCCGCCTTCGTCCATTCCTCCTATCCGGAGTTCCGCCTGGGGCCGCAACTGCCGCCGGGCGGGCTGGCCTCGCCGCCGTCAACGGACGGCACGGTCCAGGAGCGGCCGACCGAGATCGAGGGCGGCCGCATCCAGTATCTGCCGGACGGCACCCAGATCACCCTCGCCTCCCATGCCCGGCCCGGCAACAGCTACGAGCCGTTCATCAAGGATTCGCAATTAGCCCAGTCGGTGGGCTTCGGAATGAGCTACGAGGCGTTTTCCAACAATTACAGCGGCGCGTCCTGGTCCTCGGCCCGGGCCGGGTCGCTGGAGGAGCGGTTGTCCTATCAGGGGCAGCAGTATTTCCTCAACGAGCATTGCAACGACCGGGTCATGGGCTGGTTTGTCGAGGCCATGTATCTGGCCGGGCTGGCCCGGGGCAAGGGTCTGGACGATTATGCCCGCAACCCGCTGGCCTGGCAGGAGCTGGTCACCTGGCAGGAGCCGGGCTGGCACTGGGTCGATCCGCGCAACGAGGCGGCGGCATCGCAGATCATGATCCGCGAGGTGCTTGACACCAGGTCGGCCATTGCCGGGCGCCGGGGCGAGGACTGGGATCAGATCGTCGAGGGCCAGATCGAGGAGGAGCAGCGGCTGCGCGAGCTGTACGAGCTGCGCCGTGAGAATCAATTACTGCAGGAGGAGCTGAATAATGCCCCCAAAAAAGAAATATGACCGGGAGCTGATCACCCAGGAGCTGGAGCAGGCCGGGTTGTCCTACGGGATGACGGCTAGGTCCGGCGCTATCCGCACGGCCCCGGAGACGTTCGACGCCGAGCGCCGCGCGGTGCGCTTCATCGCCGCCACCGAGCAGCCGGCCACGGTCTGGGACTGGGAGCGCTGGGATTTTATCGACGAGGTGCTGCTGGCTGATGGCATGGTCATGCCGCGCAGCGGCCAGGTGCCGTTGCTCGACACGCATAGCCGCCGGTCGGTCAAGGACGTGCTGGGCTCGGCCAGGGATTTCAAGACTTGCGAGACCGCCGGGATGCGGGCCATCGACTGCGAGGTGCAGTTCGCCTCGACCAGGGATGGCCAGGACGCGGCAACCAAGGTTGAAGGCGGGCACCTGACAGACGTGTCGGTCGGCTACCACGTCAAGGAGAGCTACTGGATTCCGGACGGCGAAAAACAGGTTATCAAGGGCCGTGAGTACGAAGGCCCGTTGAAGGTATCGACTCAATGGGAGTTGAAAGAATTGTCGTTGGCGCCCATCGGCGCCGATAGTCTGGCAAAGGCGCGGGCGGCAACCCGGCCACAAAGAGAGGAACACGCTATGAACAAGAGATTGCGGGATTTCCTTGAGGCACGGGGATTGCCCAAGGGAGCAACGGAGCAGGAGGCCTGGGATTTTCTGGGGACGCTGGATGTCCAGGCCAGGAGCGAGGCCGGCAATGCCGGCGACATCACCAGCGAGGAGCTGGAGACGCGGCTGGAGCAGGTGCGCCAGGAGGCCAACAACCAGGCCAGGATTGACGAGCGGACCAGGATCGCCGAGATCACCGACCGCTGCCGGGTTGCCGGGCTGGACGAGGAGTTCGCGCGCCAGCACATCGACGCCGGCACCTCGGTTGACGAGGTGTCGCGGGCCATCTTCGCCCATCTCAAGGAGCAGAGCAAGCCGGTCGGCGCCGGTGCCCAGAGCGGCGCCCAGGTCGGCAGGGAGGCTGGCGAGAAGTTTCGGGCCGCGGCGGTGGACGGCATGTTGCTGCGCACCGGCGCGCGGATCGAAACCCCGGCGGAGGGCGCACGCGAGTTCCGCGGCCGCTCGCTGCTGGACATCGCCCGCGAGTGCCTGGAGATCAAGGGCATTGACACCCGGACCCTGTCCCGCCGCGAGCTGGCAGCCAGGGCACTGACCCCGGCATCGACCTCGGATTTTCCCTACCTGATGGCCGACGTGGTCAACAAAAGTTTGCTGCGGGCTTACAACGAGTGGCCAGCTACCTGGCAGCCGTTCGTGGCCCGGACCGACGCCACCGATTTCAAAACCTTGTACTCGGTTAAATTCAGTGGCGCGCCGGACCTGGCCGATCTCAACGAGAACGGCGAGTACCAGACCGCTGAGTTCGCCGAGAACCGCGAGAGCTACCGGGTGGTGACCAAGGGACGCATCGTGCGGTTGACCCGCGAGATGGTCATCAACGACGACCTGCGGGCCTTTGCCCGCATTCCGAGCCTGTTTGCTGTTGCAGCCAGGCGCATGGAGACAGCGGCTGTTTATTCGCTGTTGACCTCCAACCCGGCCATGACCGACGGCGAGAACCTGTTCTCCGCGGCCCATGCCAATATCGAAACCTCAGGCGGGGCGCCGACCTCCATAACCCTTGGCGCCGGCCGGCTGGCCATGCGCAAGCAGACCGGCCTCAACGGCGAGCCGCTGGACGTCCAGCCGTCGTTCTTTGTCGGTCCGGTGCTGCACGAGACCGCAACCGAGATCCTGCTGCGCTCCATAGCCCTGCCCGACGCTACCTACTCGTCCGGGGTGTACAATCCGTGGGCCAATAAATTAACGCCGATATTCGATCCGTACCTGGACAGCCAGTCCATCGTCGGCTGGTATCTGCTGGCCCATCCCAACCAGGTGCCGACCATCGAGGTCGCCTACCTCGAGGGCGAGGAGCAGCCCTATGTCGACGAGACCATTGATTTCGACAGCGACTCGCTCAAGATCAAGGTGCGGCACGATTTCGGCGCCGGACTGGTTGATCATGTCGGGGCCTACTTCAACGACGGCGCGACCTGATCGTGGACCTGACGGCTGATGATCCCGGCGGCCGGCACGGCCGTCGGGCTGAATAAACCGCAACGAAAGGAGTTGTGACAATGGCAAAGAATCATATCCGGCCGGGCAAGACCATGCCCTACACCGCCGGCAGCGATATAACCATGGGCACGGTCATCGAGTTCGCCGACATGATCGGCGTGGCGCTCGGCGACATCGCCGACGGCGACACCGGCGAGCTGGCGATCACCGAGGTCTGGGAGCTGGCCAAGGACAACGCCCTGGCCATCAGCCAGGGA